TCCAGATATACCAGCATTAGCTAAAGTACCTAATAAGGCTGTAGTTTCTTCTACACTAACTCCTACAGCTTTAGCAGCTGGAGCAGCTATTTTCATACTCTCTCTAAACTTTTCAATATCTAAAGCAGAACTACTAAATGATTTAGCCATTACGTCTACTACTTTTTGAGTTTCTTTAGCTTCTAATCCAAAACCTCCTAAAGTAGCACCAGCAATAGCAGCAGCCTCAGCTAGATCAGAACCAGTAGCAGCAGCTAAGTCTAATGTAGCTTCAGTAGCATCTAATATTTGACTTTCTGTAAATCCTAGTTTAGCGAATTCAGTTTGTAAATTAGATACCTCAGTAGCACTAAAAGCAGTAGCAGCACCTAACCTAGTAGCGTCATTAGTTAAAGCTGTTATCTTATCGGAAGTAGTACCCAAAACAGAAGCTAAATTAGCGTTAGCCTGTTCGAAATCTTTTGCGATATTTACAACTTCAGAAAATAATTGTCCTACTTTTTGTATTGCAAACATACCAGCAAAAGCACCAGCTATAGAAGTACCTAGTTTAGCAAAACTCTTACCTAGTTTTTTAGTAAAACTATCTAGCCCTAAGATGTTTTCTCTAGCTACTAACATCTCACGTCTATTAGCTTTTAGCTTAGTATTAATCTTAGCTATTTCTTTACCATATTGGTTAAGTGATATAGTACCGTTTTTTAAAGCTTTATTTAATTCAGTTCTTCTAAGAGTTAACTTTTTAACCTCAGCTTCTAACTTAGCTAATTTCTTTTGCTGTGCTTCAGTTCCCTGTAAATCTACTTTTATTGCTATAGTTTTTGCCATAATTATTACTTAAATACTTGTTTATAACCTGTACCGTCAGCGTTTTCATTCCATACCTCAATAAGAAAAGCACCATCCTCTATAAATATAGGCTCTAATGTTTCTTCTGAAGCGTTATCATCATCACTATTATTATTACCTTCTTGAGAGCCATCTATATCTACACTACCTAAATTCTCAAACTTGAATAAACTTACTTTAGTTAATTTATTATCTATAGGGTTATAGTCCTCTACACTTTCAATTAAATAGTATCCTTTAGCTTGTGCTGGTGCATTAATATATACCAGTTTTCTAAAATCTAAATTATCAAAATCAGTACTACTTAAATTAAAATAAGCTATTAATCTACCTCCCTCTTCAATGTTTTTTAACATCTTAGAATAGTACCTTTCAAATAAACCAGGATTAGCACTACCATCCTCTCTAGTACCACTTGTAAAACTTAAATTTTGAGGAGCTTCAGTATTATTATAGTCCTCAAATATCCCATAAGGTATAAAGTTAGAAGTTCTACCGTTTATTGAGTAGGTCCTACGATCTCCATTTAACTCATACTGTTCAGCATACTGAAAAAAGAATATTCTAGAATTATACCCGTTTATCCTTTCATCAGGTATAGAGCCATCTGTTAAGTACTCATTCCAGTATTTTAAAGTAGTATACGGTCTCTCATTTAACGGAGTAGCCTCTGTAGCTATATGAGCATAACTAGCACTAAATAAATCTAGTTTTATTTCTGTAGTACCCTCTCCAAATCTTTCAGGTAATACATGGCTATAAGCTCCATAAGTCCTCTTATTTGTATTTTGCCATCCTTTTAGCCATTCATCATTATTTAAATCTCTATAAGAAAACTTTATATCTCGCTTATAAGAGCTTACATAATCTATTTCATACTTATTACCTAAATCTAATTTATTAGACCAGTCTAAAGCCTCTGTAGTAGCCTTAAAAAAAGTATCTCTAGGCTCTAAGTATATAGTTTTAGTTTTGATGTCAGTCCAATAATAAATATTAAACATCCTAGTAAAGTCATTAATAACATCTAATAACTTTATATCATCTGGTATAACTTCGTTTAAATTAAAGCTATCACCTTCTTTTAATTCGTAGCTCCTTTGTGCCTTAAAAAAAGTACCGCTTTTAAAACTAAATCCCTCACTAAATACTTGAACCCAATTATACCCTATACCTATAACTTCTCCAGCTACTAACGGTACTGATATTTCATAAGTAACAGTATAATCTATTGAGGTATCATCTATTTGAGTTATTTTAGTTTGAGCGCCTTTTACAAAAGAAAACTGATCTATAACAGTTATCTCTAGTTGTAAATCATCTCTACTACCCCATAAAGTGAAATTACCAAAAGTAACATCAATAGTAAATACATATCTACCAGTAGAAGGTACTGTATAATATCCTGTACCTGTATTGTAATTTCCATTAGTATCTTCATTAGGAGGAGTACTATCATCATCAAAAATAAATCTACCATTACCAGTAGTAGCTACATTAGAAGTTAAACTAGCTCTAGTTTTAGATTGATCTACTACACTTTGAGATACCCTCATATCTCCATTTAAATCACAAGCTAACTTCTTTATATCAGCATCATCTAAAAAAGTACTACTAATCTTATACCCTAAGCTATTTAAACCTCTTTCTAATAAACCTTTTAAATAAAAACATGGGTAGTAATCTTCTACCTGAGTATCATTATTAGGACTCTGACCTCCTCTCGATATATATGGATAACAATGGTCGTAAGTTGGATAACTTCCAAAATTACCAGCTCTAATACCATCTACATTATATACTTGTGCATTATTTGCATAAGTTGTTAAGCTATTAAGTTTTAGTTCTGCTGCTTGTTTAACCCAATCAATATTATTACCAAAAAATACTAACTCAAAACTATCTACCTCAAAACCATTATAGACTCTACTAACCTGGACAAAACCTTTTTCAACTTGATTACCGTTAACCATAATAATACATGGTTTACGACCTAAAGCATCTCTAAAATCCTTTCTGCTATTTATATCGTCTACATTAGATAATAAAACAGAGTTATTTTTAGTGTTAGGTACTTTAAATGTTTTAGTATAAGTACCTGTTCTAGATTTAAGATTATCAAGATTTACAATACCCTTAGTAATAACTAATGGGAAGTCATTAAAGTTTTCTAAATCAAGATCACCTAGTACATTATTAGTACTATCTAATATTCTTATAATAACTTCATTCATCCTCTTAGTCCTTTTGTAGCGTTAGCAAAGCTGTAAACTAATTTAAATTGAATAGGAACGTTTTTTTCATTTCTAATTAGCTTCGTACCATCCTCTATAATAATAGGATAATATTTACTATTTTCTTCAATCCATGCCATTTTATTAATTAACATGGTAGATAAAAACTCATAATCTTCAAAGCTTATACTATCTGTAAATATCTCAAAAGTACTATTAGATATATTCTCTATAACACTAACACCTCTTTTTTCACTGCTGTAAGTATTACCTATTGCTTTAGTATATGTTTTAGAGTTATGTGTTAAAGACTCTATTTTATTGCCTTTAAACGTGTAAGAATCTTGTTTACCAAACTTATTAGCCCAATGTACTCTAACATCACCATCACAACCATGAACTATATTAAATCTTCTTAACTCAGAAGCTACATTTGAACCCTCTTTTAATTGAACAGTATAATACGCTACATTAGTTAAGCTTATACCCTCATTTATTAGGTTAGAAGTACCAACACCAATAGATAAATAAGTTTCTTGTATGTAATCAGCACCAGAATAGTTATTATTCCACTCAGTAACATTTATATAATCAGTATTTAACAAAGCATCACTAGAATTATAAGTCAATACCTCTAGTTTAAAATCAAAAGTTACAGGACCATTATAACCGTTTAAAAGCCCTAAATACTCACTAGCTCCTAACTCTATTCTTTTAGTTAATGGTGCATCATTTAAAAACTTTCTATCAGCAGCAGTTAATTGATAATCTGATACATTAGAAGCACTCATACTATAATTACTATAATCATAATGACTTAATGTCCAATTATAAGCATTAACAGAGTTATTAGAGTTTGTTAAACCTCCTATCCAAAAATCATAACTAGTATTATTACTGTCATCAGGGTCATAAGCAGTAACTATTAAACCACCAGTTAAAACTACCTCATAAACCTTAACAGTAATATTTTCCATCCTACCACTGTTATTAGTAGGCTCAATTACGCCTGTAGAGCCTAAAGTCTTTAATTCAAAACCTATATTATCTTGAATTATATCACTTATATTAACTGTAAAATCAGTAGTACTTCCTATATCAAATTGTACGCTTTTAGCTGCTATTCTAGTTCCATCATTTAACACTTCTATTATACAGTATTGTAAATCTGAAGCATTACTAGACCATTTATAAACCATAGGTCTATACGCTAAATTTAATCTATCTGGTACATCTATTAAAGTAATTGCCATTATGCTTTATTATTAAAATCCTTAACTATTGTGGCTATTGCTGCGTCATATCCTTCAAAAACTTGCTTTTCTAATTCTGTATATACAAAATCTAATTTACTTTCTATTACAAAATCTATAAAACCTTTTCTTCTCCCATTTTTACTAAATTGAAAACTACCTTTAGTAGGGCTACCCTCTCTGTATATTTTTTCTCTGATTGCATAAGCAGCATTTTTAACATCTTTATCCCCGTTAGCTATGCCTTTTCTTTCTACCCAGTCAATAAGGACTCCGATAGGTACATATTCTTTTTCACTTTTTGCTTTTCTCCTTCCATCGTTTACATATTCTCCATGCTTATCCATAAGAATCTCTAATACAATAGAATTAGGAAGCTCCATTACTTTGCCCTCAAAAGAATCAATT